CTGCTCGGAGCGGCAACAACAAGCGCGGTCTCTGAGCCGATCTGGGAGGTCACAGAACACCAGCTCGGGACGCTTCGACAGGGCGACACAATTTACCGGATGGACGCACGTATAGTGCTTGTTGTCCAAAATTTAGAGAGGTGACACGATGAACCAGTTTTATGACAAAGCCAAAACGATGACGCTTCCCCCGCTGCCGTGGACACACGCCGCACTGGGTGAAGAGATCTACTGCAAAATCGCAACGGAGTTGGGATATTTCAATCCCAAAGCGGAGCGCAAAGACTATCGCCCGGATCTTGATCCTTCGCCGTACCTGAGTCTGATCAAGCCGACGACCACAAAGGAGAAGTAACACATGGCCGCAAGCACAAAGAATTACAACGCGAATCAGATCGTTCTCGGGCCGTCTGATCTATGGATCAATGTCGGTCTGCCTGCCACTGGTAGCCGCCTGACGCTCACGGATGGCACGCCTGACAATGCCTCTGGGCAGAGTCCAAACGCTATCCATCTTGGGATGACCGCAGCCGGTGTCACATTCGAGTACATGCCGGAGATCCAGGACTTCACATCAGATGAGCTGACTGCGCCTCATATGTCGAGGATCATCTCGGAGAAAGCATCGTTGAAGGGCGAGTTTCTCCAGGTATTCAACTGGTCACTGCTTGAGAAGATGACCGTGGGCGGCACGCTTGCGACGGCAACAGGCACAGCGGCATACGAAGAGCTGAAGATGGGTGGCATCTCAACCATTGCCACATACCCTGTCGCGCTGATCGGGCCGGACATCCAAGGCACTGGTGAGTATTGGTGCGTCCAGCTTTACAAGACGTACAACAAGTCGGGCTTCACTTTCGCGGTCACGCGCAAAGACCAGAGCCGCGCCCCGTTTGAGTTCTCAGGACTGGCTGTGACAACTCGCGCTGTTGGTGATCAGATCGCCAACTTCTGGCATCAGGGCGCGGCAAACTCGTAATCGTTATTGGAGAGGCTGACAATGAACGCACGCGAATACAGACAACGGAAACAGACGGCGGAGGCGATCGGCGAGATTACCCTGCCGTCTGGAGCCGTGTTTCGGATGCGCCGTCCACCGCTTGATGTGTGGATGGCATCGGGACGGATACCGCAGTCATTCTTGCGCGCAATGTTGGAGGCGCAACAGGGCGGCTCTCAGGCGGCAACGCAATTCAGCACGGAAGAGACGCTTGAAGGGCTGACGTTTCTTACTGAGGCGGTCATCTATGCCGCTGTGGAGCCACGCTTGGCGATGCAGTCGGATGATGAAGAAGTCCTGGCGTTGTCGGATCTTGACCCAGAAGACTTCCGCTTCCTCACGCAATGGATACAGGCAGGCTCCCCCGGTGTGCCAGTGAAGACAACAAGTGGCGGGGAGGTGCAGCCGGAGAAGCTGGCGCGCTTTCGTCAAAAGCGAGCAGGCGGAGGCTTTGTTGGCGATCAGTCTGACGGCGGCGAAATTCGGGACACGTCCGAGCGCGCTGCTGGGGCTGGCGGATGATTGCATGGCGTTTGACTTCGACAACTGCGCGGCGATGAAGTTGCAGCAGTGGGAAGACGAACGCACAGCAGCAATGTGGGGCGGTGGTGGTGATGAAACTGAGGTAAGACTCGATGGCTCTCGACCGTAATCAAGCAGGACTGTTATTCAAGATCGACGTTGATACGATGGACGGCGCGCAGCAGATCGAGCTGTTCAAGGGCGTCGTGTCGGGTGCATTGGCTGAGATCCGCGATCAGTTCTCGCGTATGGGCAGCAGCGTCCAGCAGTCATTCAGCGGGGCCACGCGGTCGATCACGTCTTTTGGTGAGAAGCTTGGCGAAGCGTCTACGAATCAGCTACGCGGATTCCTGGGCCAGTTCGGGATGATCGGTGACGCGGCAGGCGATATGATCCCTGCGTTGTCAGGCTCATCGGCAGCAATGCTGGGCCTCGCCGGGGCATCGGTTGCGGCAGGTGCTGCGCTGGCGGCAACGGCCATTCAGACGATGGATTACACGGGAACCGTTAACGACCTCGCGCAAATGACCAACCTGACAACGGAGACTATACAGTCATTGCGACTCGCGGCAACGCTGTCAGGCCAGTCATTCGAGGAGACCGCACAGACTGCCGTGATCTTTCAAAAGAAAATGGAAGAGGCAAAGAACGGCAATGAGGAGCTGGCGGGAACCTTCAAAGCACTTGGCGTTGACCTCAATGGATCGGTAGATGCGGCATTTAAGAAGACGCTTGAGAGCTTTGGCCGTGTCGAGAATGGATCAGCAAAGACGGCAGCGGGGCTTGACCTGTTTGGCAAGGGTGCAACAAAGCTCTTCGGCGTGATGAACCAGGTCGGTGGATCGTTCGACAACCTGACGGCACGCGCAAAAGAGCTTGGCATCGTGCTTGATAAAGACGCTATCGATAAGGCAAATGAACTCGCCGATCGGTGGGACATCCTCAAACTGAAAATGAGTGGCTTGACGCTTGACGTTGGCGTCAAGGTCATTGGATGGTTTGATAACCTGTCAGACAGCATCGCAAAAGACGTGGCGCAACTCGGCAATCTGATCAATATGATCGACAGGTTTGCCGGTAATCCGCTGGCAAAGCTGCGTCAAGGGCTGGAGTCTGTGCCGAATCAGCCAGCACCAACAGGATCGCTGGATATGTTTGGCCGATTGCAAGCATTGCGCCGTCCGGTTGTGCCGGTTGCGCCTACTGTGCCAACGCTTGATCAGTCAGGAGCATTCAGCGGCCCCGGCATTGACCCGACTACGGGCCTCCCATACATCGTCATCCCGAAGACGACAAAGATTGACAAGACCGGTGGCGGTGCGGCGAAAGCAGCCAAAGAGGAGAAGGAGCCACGTCTCGACGAAGAGAAGATCCGCCGTGAGTATCGCGCCTATCGTAAGGCGCTTGCCGAAGAAGAACAGCGAGTATCAGACGAGCGCGAGAAGCTGCGCATAGCGGCACTGGACGGCGAAGAGGCACGGCTGCGGGATAAGGTCTTGCAGATGGAGACGCGGCTTGTCGATGCACGCATTCAGGCGCAAGCGGCAGCGGTCGAACGATCTGATCGGGCTGGCATCCTTGAGCAGACAGTCGCCAATCTTGAAGCGGAAAAGGCACTCACGCAACAGGCCATCAGCGAGATGGAAGCGGCGCGTGTCCGCGCAATGATCCGGTTCAGTGAAGCGGCACGGGCGAATACTGAAAAGCGGATCGCCGATGAGAAGGAAAAAGAACTTGAGTTAATGCAGGACTTCCAATCTATTCGAGAGGAGATCCGCAAACTTGAGGCGCAGACCTATGTTGACATCGGATTCTCCCCGGAAGCGTCTGCGGCTATTGTGGCACAGCAAGAAACGCTTGGCCGTCAGCTCACGATGTGGGAGCAGATGCAGGTAGGAGCCACGTCATTTGCGCAAGTCATTCAACAGACAATGCCGAGCTTGGCCGCGACAATGGTAAACACGTCAATGGCTGTCAGTGACGCGCTTGCCAATATGGTGTCAGCGTTCGTGCAAGGACGCGGATCAATGAGGCAGGTTGTTGGCGCGTTTCTGGATGCAGCCCTTGCGCCACTGCGTGACTACCTGATGACAAAATCTAAAGCCCATTTCGCGCTTGGCATAGCTGACCTGGCAATGCAGAACTATTCAGGAGCGGCAAAGAATTTCTTGGCGGCTACGGCATTGGCCGGAGCTGCGGGACTGATCAAGGCTGGGACAAGCGCGATCAGCGGCGGTGGCGTGGGAGCGGCTGCACCTATCGGCCCAAGTGGTGGCGGTCAATTCCTGTCAGAAAGTCGTGGCGGTGGCAGCTCGACGATGCGCGAGCAGGGCAGCAGGCGAAGCGAGCCGAAGGTCATCATCATCCGCGCCGAGACTGAGCCGGGAGTAATGGTGTCAAAATTTATGCAAGACTACAGGCAGAATGGCGAAGCGCGAGGGATGCTTCGCCGTGATCTATTAGGAGAATATTGATATGGCAAATGCCCTATACCCGAAATTCAAAGAAGCGTTGCTCAATCAAGCTGCTGGCACGGCTGCGATCAATCTGAGCAGTGACACCAATATCAAGGTGGCGTTGGTGAATATCACCGGCAGCACGAACGCGTACACCTACAGTTCGTCTCACCAGTATTTCAACAGCGTCTCGACGAACTCAGCGGCAATCGTCAGCACGAATTACGCGACGTTGACCGCCAAAACGGTCACAAACGGCGTGTTTGATGCTGATGATGTAACGTTTACGGGAGTCAGCGGGACGAACGTGATCGGTGCGCTCGTGATCTACAAAGACACCGGCACGGCGGCAAGCTCGCCGCTGATCGCATTTCTTGACAGCGGCACGGGCCTGTCGATCACGCCAAACGGCGGAAGCGTCACAGTGTCGTGGGATAGCGGAGCCAATCGAATCTTTGCGTTGTGATGAAGCAATCACCCATCAAATACTGGCTGGCATTCACGCCGGAATGGTTCACGCGGCATCAGGGCGCGTTACTCTGGCTGGCGAATAATCGCTGGCTGGGTGGCGCGTTCCGTCGGCGGATCAACCTCCGGCCTGATATGCGCGTGATATCAATCACGCCAGATGCCGTAAATTACGCCACAGATGGGCCTGAGTGCGTTTTGATAGCGTACCCTGGGCCAGTCGTAGCGATGGATGTTTACCACGCGTTCAAGCCGCTTTGGTGGGCGATCCATTACTGGGATGAGCTATTCGCCGATCGGTGGGTTCCCGAACTGTCATATGGTTTCGACACGTTGACGGCCAACACTCAGACAAGCGGCCAGTATTTTGACGGAGTGATTTTGAGCAACGCACCCGGATTAGCGACAGCAAGTTCAGCCAGTAATGGCGCAACGGTAATTTTCCCTACCGATAACGCGATATTGCAGTTAGATGCATCTCAAAAAAATGTTAATGCTGTTGATAGAGAATACTTTTTCAGCCGACTATTCTTCAAGTTCAACTTGACCAGCGTTACTGGATCATTTGCGGTTTCTGATGCCGTGTTTTCAATTGGACTATTAGGCTACAGAAACCGCATAGGTTCTATCTACATCCGCGAAGCGACGATCGCAGATAGCAATACCAGCTTGTCTAATACGCCAGACGGTAATAATCTTCGCGATTGGCAAAAGATTAATCCAACATCATACGTTGAATATAATTCACTTAGCGCGCCGCTTTATGACGAAAACAATCAAGCCACAACAAACTTTCAATTTACAACAGAAAAATCAAATGGGTTAAGTTTTATTGGCTCTAAAATGGGCGGAGCGTTAAAACTGGCAATGCAGTCTCAGCGCGATAGTGGATCAGTTGGCAGCGAGTGGTACATGAGCTTCTGGGGTGCGGAGCACACCTCAGCAGCGGCGCGGCCAAAAATCACCATCACCTACACTCGCGCAATATACTCGACGGGCGTTGCTAGCACGGCGACATTTGGCACACCTACCGCATCAGCAGGCGCACCGGTAGCGCAGCCGACGGGACGTGCCAGCACGGTCGCGTTTGGCACGTTCACAATTGCAAACGTCATACCGGTAATATACCCGACGGGCATTGCCTCCACAGTTGCATTCGGCACGTTTCGCAATGCCACAATCAGGCTGACGGGACTGGCCAATGTTAACGCGTTTGGGTCGCCATTTTTGGGGATGGCATCACCGACGGGCATTGCTTCCACGGTCACATTTGGGACGTTCACGATTGCCAAGCAGGGAGCCGGTATTGTTCCGACAGGCATTACCAGCACGGTCGCATTTGGCCTGTTCTCGACCACATCGCCCTTCCCTACGAGTATCTATATTGCGCGCCTCATTGATCAGCCTATCGAGTACGGCTATGAGGTCTACCAGTTCGAGGATGGGTCGGCGGATGTTAACGTGCAGCCTTGCGGGGCGCGCCGGTGGACGCTCGAATATGACGGGCTGTCAGCGGCTGAGATCCGGCAATTGATAGCACACTACAACCTGATGCGCGGATCGTCGGGGACGTTCAATTTTTACCATCGTCGGGATGCGGTCACCTATTCGGGCGTGCGGTATGTGTCACTGACGATCCCGCAACGTCAAAGAGCGTGGAATAATGCCGCGTCAATCGTATTGGAGAAGCTGCAATAATGGCCATCGTCGCAATACCTGAATCAGGCTGGGAGAATTTGGGCAACGTCTCGATCAGCAGCGACGGGCGCACGATCACGCGTGGGACTGGCGGTACAAACCAGTGTGGGCCGGATACCGTAGCGGCTGGCAACTCCGGCGCGGCTACACGCAGTCAGGATCTACTACTGACCAGTGACTGGGAGCTGCGCGCAACGCTGGCACGGCTGGGCGGCAATGGCCGGTCGTGGTTTGGTCTGACATCTGCTACACCCAGCCTAAACTTTGCCACGTGGGAGTTTTGCCTTGCTATCAATGGGCCGGTGCTGACCAACACTACACCGCCGCATCCAGCAGGCACAATATTTATCTACGAAGGATCGACGGTACCGGTTGCGTGGATAGACGGTGCGTGGACAAACACGGGGCAGCAGATCCGCATCGTGAACTTTGGCGGGTTTGTCTACTACTATCTTGACTGCACGAAGATATACCGATCTTTGCGCAATCCCACCGCATCACTCGAAGCAGTGGCCGTGCTGGGTTGCCACAATATGCAATTTGAAAATGTTGAGATCGTTGTTGGGCCAGGTATCGGCATTGGTTCCGGTGCGATCGCTGAGGGTGCGTCGGCCGGATCAGGATGCACGGCGGCTTGGACACTTCCGACGCCATCAGCCCTACCTCAGCCGCCAACGACAAATGCTCCCGTGCCAGTACGCTTTCAGGAGGTAACGCCAAACTGGGAGACGTACGCTTCGAAGTTTGCCGACAACACGCAAAAGGCAAACACGCAATTACGGCAGCAGATCAGGATGTTTGAGGTTGAATGGGACGGCCTGAGCGAGGCCAATGCACAGATGCTTGATGCGCCTTATGACTCGACGGGCGGCGGGCTGTCCTTCTCGATCGTCTATCCGCACACCGGCGAGACCGTCACGGGCTGTCGATATGCCTCCTACACGCGCAGCCCACACACGCGCTACTGGTCGCAGGCGCGAACGGCAACCATCATCAGGTACACCGCATAATGCAGAACGTATCACAGCAGCTATATCAGATCGTCTCAGCCAATCAGCGCGACCTCGCGCCAGTGGACTGTTACGAGTTTTACGCGCCGGATGTCGTCGATCTGATCCCCGGCAATGCAGAGCGGCGTTTTTCATCAACTGCGCTCGTGTGGTACGGGTGGGAGTATCAGCAGCAGGCCATCAGCCGGGGCGATGTGTCACGGTATATGACAGAGAAATTCAACTCGGTCAATATCACGTTGTCGAACGTCGATCGGCTGCTGTCAGACTGGCTGTCAACGATCAACCTGGAAGGGTATCGTGTTCTGATTCGCGCCGTGAGCAGGTCAATAAGCAACGATTCGATTACGTTGTTTGTTGGCCGGTGTGAGAAGCCGGGAGACATCGAGAACGCGCAGATCAGCCTAACGGCAAAGCAGGATTTGGGGAGTATTGAGAATGAAATTCCCTTCGCAAAGTTCGACCCACGTTGCCCGTTGAAATTCAAAGGCACTGAGTGCCTTGCGGGTGAAAGTGAAAGCGCGAAAAGCGTCAACTATACCAGCGCGAATGCCTGCAATAAATCATTTCAACAGTGCGCCCAGTACGGCAACCAAAAAGCGTTTCAGGGTTTCCGGTATCGCGCGGTGATCGGAAGTTTCAAGGTCAACGCAAGATCAACCGGGGCATCAGCATCACCCATCGGATCGCGACGCGCCACGAAAATGTGGACGAGTACCGACAATGCCGCGACAGGTCAAAGTGTGCCAATGGGCCTAGGCCGCTCACAGATCGACCTGACGCCAGTTTTGTACGCGGACACGGGCGAATACCTATACGGGCATTTCATCGCCGGTGAAGGGCCGGTGACAGAGTTTGCCAACGTCCGCAATACCACGGCAGGATGGGCCACGACATTTCAATCAAAGACGGAACACGTGGGCGAGTTTGGGCCGGAGACATCGCAGAAGACCACAAGCGCGTTGCTTGGCGATGAGTACTACTCACACCGCGCTTACGTTGAGGCAACCATCGAGGGCGACAATCCTGACACGGGAGATCCTGCGCCGACGATCGCGGCGGTTGTACTGTGGAATAAAATTCAATCCCTGGGTGGAGCCTGCTTCGATAACCTCGACTTCAGTGACAACCCAGTGGAACACGTGCGGCATTTGCTCACGTCTGAGCGCGGCTTGAAATATCCTGAGTCGTGGATTGACGACGAGACAGCAGCAGAGACGGCGCGATTCTGCAACGAGCCATTACTCGACACGTCAGGCTGTGAAGAGTTCTACTATGACCAGAATCAAGGCACTGCCGGAACCGATTGGAAACGATACCGTTCGACGGGCATATTAGACTGGCAGTTCTTCCGCTATCTGCTTTATGCGGATGCGCGTACGCCATCAGGCAGCAAGCCATCGACGGAGCCACAACGACCGCAGACATTTGGCGCACTCTATCAGGCCTATGATCCCGAGCATCCGCCCGATCCGAGCGGCATTAGGCCGACGACATTTTACCGCAAGCGGTACACAAGCAACTGGCATTTGAAGGAGCCGGTGAAGGTCGCCGATTTCCTTTTTAAGCATCTGCTGCCTTCGTTCCGTGGCTATCTGACGACCGGGGCGGACGGCAAGTTGCAGATCAAAAGCGAGCGTCCGGCTATCTCCTCATACCTGCGGAATAGCACGTCAGTCGGCGCAACAGAGATCGCCGTTGAGGATGTAACGGTCTGGCAGCGGCTCGCGCTCAATCGCGTATATGCCCTCGTGGGTGCGGGTACGGTGAACAGTGAGACACGGCGTGTTGTGGATATGGAATACTCCACGGCGGGTAACTATCTCACGATAGACACCAGCGTCAATAATATTCAGAACGTCACGGCCTACTCAGGCACGTTCACGGGTGGCAGTGCAACGACACGAGCCTGGAATTATCTGACAGTCGGCAGTAGCAATATTGCAATAATTGTCAATATTGACGGGACAATCGTGACGGCAAGTAGCAATACCGGCACAACAGCAGAAAAAGCGGGTGAGTTGGCCACGATAATCAACGCCAATCCGACACTGAGCAGGTATATTGAGGCCGTGTGGACTCCGGCCGATCCGACAAAGGTCACGCTATTCGCGAAGCTGGGCAAGCTCATCCTTGAAAGCGGGATGCAATATCCGCACACGACCGCCGAGAGAGCTGTCCACGTTCACGCGGCTTTCGCTGATGCGGCATTCGGGATGTTGAGCAAATCCAACATCATCAAGGATTCGTTCAAGTGGCCGATGGGGAGCAAGCAATCATCGTATAACCAGTTTGCGCTGACCTATACCGATGCCGTGCAAGATTTTCAGCAGGTCGAGTTGAGAGAGAATGATTATGATCATCAGGATCGAGTCAACAAAGTAAACAAGCTGGACATCTCCGGCGCGTGTGTCGATAACTATCATCAGGCTGATCGGCTCGTCCAGGCTGCGCGGTACAAATATCGTGACGGTGATTTCTTCTGCTCGTTCCAGTCGGCTGGGCCTGCGCTCCTCCTTGAGGAGGGTGACATTATCGCCGTCAATCACGCGAATATGATCGGGCGACGTAACCAGCTTTTCCGCGTCGAGGAGCTGCGCGTCACGCAGAATCACACGGTGTCGATCGTTGCGCGGCTGTACGCTGAGGAGCAGTTCACCACGGCGGCGACCGTGCGCACGATGGGACTTAACGCAGGAAGTACATGGTTCACAACCGCACCGCCAGCCGTCACAAACCTTGCAATCGAGTACACAACTATCGACAGTGGGCGCGTGTCGTTCACTTTCAGTCCCGATTATCTGGGCAGCCAGACGGCAAAAATTGAGATCAACCGGGGCAGTGGCTATGTGCCGCTGGCTGAGATCGCGCCGATAGTTGTGGCTGGTGCAAAGATCGGGATCTTCGAGGCATCCGCAATCGTGCCAAATACGCAGATCAGGATTACACCGATCAACGCACGCGGAACAGGCACAAACACGACGACGCTCACAGTGACCACTCCCCCCTACCGGTGGCCAGTGACAAGCCCATCAGCGGCTGGGCAGGTGCTGATCACAGACGCAAACGGCAATCTAAGTTGGGGAACAGTCACCGCAAGCGGAAATAGTCTACCGTCCTACGCGTGGTTTTTGAGTTGAGGAATTATGGCAAAAACGATAGTGCTTGACAGCACAACCAAAAGTATCTCAGCGTTTGCCGCGTCGGTCAGCGGTGCGGCGATTGATTACATTACGACCTGGGCGGATAGCACGTCCTCGACGTTCGTTGAGGGCGAGTCAGACGGGCAACTCACAAACTCGACGCCAGTGACAATCGTTGCGGCCCCGGCAGCATCGACACGGCGAGTCATCAAAACCATCAATTTGTACAACGCGGGGGCATACTCGGAGACCGTCACGCTTACGCTTGTCAACGGTGCAAATACGCGGATCATCGTCAAGGTGAGCATCGCGCCGGGGGTAACGTGGACATCAGACGATCTGATTACCTACACGACCACTGTCACTGCAACGTCACTGGCATACCGGAACGCGCTGATCAATGGTGATTTTCAGGTGTCACAGCGTACACCGCCACTGAATTTTTCGTCAGGCATTGCCAATCAGTATGGCGGCACAGGTGATTACACAACATTTTCGACCGCGTACACTCACGATCGATGGATGATCTTGCATTCAAATGGTAGCGCAGTGTTTACCGTTTCGCGCCGATCAGACGTGCCGGGAACGCAGATGAGTTCCTGCGCGATTGTACCAGCAAGCACGAGTGCGGGTAAGTTTGGCCTGCTTCAGCTTGTAGACGCAAACAACACCGCTCCACTTCGAGGCAATCCGGCAACGCTGTCATTCTGGGCAAAACGCGACGCGACAACAGGCACGAAAATAACAAATGTCAAGGCGGTTATTTTGCAGTGGTCTGGCACGGCGGATACAATGCCACGCGCCGTTGTAAACGGAAGCTTTTGGAATGGCACTGGCACACCGCCATCGTGGGCGGCAAACGTATCACAGGCAGCAACCCCGACGGATATACCTGTCAGCGATGTCTGGAACCGGTTCACACTTACGGTGCCAACGATTGCTGGAAATAACGTGGCCGTATTTATTTGGAATGATCGCATCGATAATCAGACCACTGACACGCTATTCCTGACAGACGTGCAACTTGAGCGCGGCTTGGTCGCGACGCCATTTGAGACGCTGCCGCTTTCGACGTGCCTTTCTCGATGCTACCCGTACTTTTACGCGAGCTGGGGAGGCGTGGTGAATGGCGCG